GGCTATACCTACGTACGTACGAGCTTATGCGTATGTATATGTAAAATGCCTCAGTCCAGAATAAAATTCCATATCAAAGACAAGGGCGTTTTAAAAAAAGATCAAGAGCTTTTTAAAAAAGATAACCGCCTTTTTTTAAAAGAACAAGAGCTTTTTTTAAAATGTCTTGTTCTTTTTTACCGCTGCCGCGAATCCGTAAGCTATCATTTCGTGGAAGTTTTCCCTTTCATGCGCATTTCTTACGAGGAAAAGGCTTGAAAACGCCCTACTTTATACCAGGCAGGAACTGTCTATAAAAAAGAATATATAGCTGACAGCAAGCATATTATGTGAAAATCAACTTCAAAACGTAGTGAGGGCATGAGAGTATAAGTGAGAGCAATTTTTTTTACTATAATCATATAAGTCATTCATAATAAACCCATTATACATACAGTGAGGGCATGAGGGCATAAATACCCCGAACTTTCTAATGAAAAAATATGCTTATTTTTGCCGTCTTGCAGCCCATTTTCTGAATGCCTCGC